TAATTCCAAAAGCAATCTTGTGAAGTTGGAAGATAGATGCCACCCACAAAAGCGGTGTTCTTTGGGCGGATGGTGTCAATGGTATTGCCGGGATTCAAGAATAACGGATAATCATTGGTATTTGTACGCAAGTAATCACGCAACCTATTCGCATAGTATTCCGCTTTGTCACGATAACGCCCTTCAATCATTGTCATCTCTTCAACGGATACGGCACGAGCGTTGTCACTCTCCCTTGATGCAACCGATTTGTTCATCAGTTTGAAAGTCATTGGGAGCATTGCTTCGGTCAAGGTGTAGTATTTCAAACAAGGTGCGATGTATGAATCCAAAAGGGTGACATTCAAGGCAGTCAAAGTGTTTGCATACGCTTGTGTCTGCAACTCATTGTATATGCCCGAACCGATGACATCCCGAATATAAATCTCTTGAGCTTCTTTAATTGCTGACTTAAGCAATTTATCGTCAACATTCTCATTCAAAGGAGTGTTGTCCTTCAAATAGGTTGTTGAAATGAAATATACAAAGTTGGTCATCGTTTAATTCTCCTCAATAATTTTTGAACCCAAATGTGTCTGCATTGTGGTGTGTTGACATCAAGTGTTGGATTGTGATACCAACCACCTCTGCGTTTCCACACATCGTATTTCAACTCCGTTGACATCATATTGATGTCCTCACGAGAATACACACGACCACTATTCACAACATCCGTGCAGAACTTACGAGATGTATCAATCAAAAGTCCTCCGCTGATACCCGGTGCAAGTCCGTATTGATAGCGAACCACCAATTCAGTTTGCAGATTCTTGATTTCTTCCAATCCTTTTGGGGTGGTTTCCAATCCGTCCTCGTATGACTTAACCAATTCCGCTTTTGCAAGTTTGGCAATTGCATCGGCAACAACCTTTGCGTCAAGTTTGGTGATGTTTACAATGTCTCCAACCTGTAAACCTTTGTTCTCTTTTAACACATTCAAGATGGCAGATTCAATGGCATCGGCAAACTCAAACTTCGCCTCCTCAAACTCTTCGGCTTTCTCTCCGTATTTGTTGAATACAATCAGGTCACGCTCATCGTCCCATCCAAAAGGGTTTTGTTTTGACAAAGCAACTGGTGACGCTGATGGCAATGAATCTCCTCCAGCGATAGGCGGAAGGTTTGCCAATTGACGCTTCTCGTTGATTGTCATATTTGACAATACATTGTTTGCAACCAAAGGACTCAAAGCATTGATGGCATCGTTCAAAGAAGATTGCTGAACATCGGTAATCAATGGAAGTCCAAGTTCTTTTCTTGCTTCTTCGTTTGTAATTACACCAGCGGTGAATAATGCTTGATAGTCCAATCCGATTGGTGGCTTGTTGATGGTTTCCAATCTTACCTGTGCGATAGGTTCAAGCAAGTACGAGAACACATCGTCAATCTTTTGTTGGCGTGGTTCAATGTAGGCGTGATGAAACATCTCATATGCTTCAATCAATTCCGTTCTACCACCTAACTGCCCCTCTACACGCACCCCAAACAACATTGGAGAGTTGACCTTGTGTGCAACAAATATCTCTTGTTGTACGGTCTTATTTAACAAGTCAAATTGCTTGTCAAAATCCGAAGGTTGAAGGTTTGAAATGACTGATTCCTTCTCCGTAGGATCGTTGTATTGAATAATCAAACCACCGGCATTGTCCGTGCCTTGATAGTTCTCTTTGAATCTCCTTGCAGTTGCACGAGCTTCTTCAGGTGTTGGGATGCCCTTGAACAACTGGATGTGAGTTTGTGCCGTAAATCCGTTCTTGATGCTATTCAAGTAGTAATTGGAAATCTCGGTGTCAACCTCAATATATTTCAACGCACCTACATAATCAGGTAGCGGATAAGTGCCTTCACCGGGACGATAGAACTGACAATAGTATAATTGCTTTGATTCTCTCGTGATTGGGTTGTAGGGCATATAGTGAACACGCTCTGCTTTGGCATCAGTCCAATCTTCACAATAAATGTATTCACCCTCTAAACCTTTGCGAACATCCTTGAATGGGATGTGATAGTATTCGGATGGTGCGGTCTTGGCTTTGTTCCAAATAACCTCTACACAAAACCCATTGAACAACTCGGCATCATAGGCAATCTTTGCTTTCAGTTCCTCGTAGGTCTCATAAGCGTTGATGTTCTTTAATTTGGCTTCGGCTTTGGCGATGTCGGTGGTGTTTTGTCCGAAAACATCAGTACCAATACCAGCAATATAAGAAGCTTTTGCAGAAACGATGGCATTGTGCTTGGGTGATTTGTTAAATAACTCTACGAGAAAATCGGGATAGAGATTGTCTGCTCCGAAAGTCACGAACCCCTTTGCCTTGTTCTCCTTGAACACAGGCAGTTTGTTGTCGTGAAAATTAATCCTTTGGAATATCATCGTAATCAAATAGCAACTTAAAGTGATTGCAACATAGATACCAAATCAGGGTGCGGATAGACATCAATTTTGTCTGCACGAACCGAGTTGTGAGTGAACACTCCATTCTTTCCGCTCAAAGCTCTTTTGGTAACTTGCCAAATGTCCTCGTGATATGTCAAGTCAATGTTATACTTCTCACGCCACAATAACAACAACTCTTTGGTTGATGCAATTTGCTCTTTCGTGTAGTTCTCAAAATAGGTAAATCCTTTGTATGGCTTCTCAAGTTTGCATACATCCTTGACCTCCTTGCCGACATAGTTGTAGAACTTGCCGTTCTTCTCTACCAAGTAACCCCAATTACAAATCTCAATGCCGATGGATGTCTTGTCAAGTTTGATGAATGGTAACCCTTTGAAGTGTGCAGATTTCAAACCCAAGTGGAACGCCCAATGTTTAGATGAGAACCCTTGCACGATTTCACCTGACCGACTTATCGCAACACAGGTTGCGATGTTTACTGGATCGGCATCCCAAAACTTGAAGGTTGCCACTCCGTCACCACCACCAGCGGTGTGATGCAAATAGATTTGTGATTTCGGTGACTCTTCTTTGTAGTAACCGTTGAATTTAACTTGTTTCATCCGTGAAGAAGTTTGTGATAAACTTGCCGAGTCCACCACATATGCCAATGATAAGCATCAACTTGGGATGGTCAATGTTTAACCCGGCAACAAACAACGATCCCGCAGCGATGGAATCTCCAAGCACACGGAATCTTTTTGGTGTTGGTTCAAAGTAGGATTTGAAACTTATCCTTGTCCTCTTTTGGGTTTCCACGATTTGTGTTTGTTAATATGCTTTGTGTGTCTGCGGAGTTTGTTCTTTGGCTTTGCCCTAAACGCTACCGAGTTAGTTGCCTTTGCCATCTATCCTCTTGATTTTCTTGTGGTAATATACCACAGCCAACACGCCCGATATAATACCAAGAATCCCCACGCAAAAAGTAACAATTGGCTGATAAGTTTGCGTGAAAGTGATGAGAGCTGAACTGCCTGAAATAGCAGTTGCAATGACCGCACTTGTATCATTAAAGTTTTTCATCGGGAATTACACAATAGGGTGAGTCAGGAAACTTCTTGCAATATGCTTGTAAATACAAATTGTCATCACCGCTGAATGTATGAATCCCCATCGGGTCGGGATAAACCTCAAACGGGGTAAACTCTGCGGGTGGTTCGGTGTAAAACAAAATGTCAACCGCCCACTTATCGCTTAAAACTGCGGGGGTTACAACCTCCATATCTTTGATGACTGCGGGAGTAATTGGTAAAAATCCCAACTCTACAACCGCGCAATCTACAAAAGAAGTTGTTTTGCCCCCATCGGGGTTGGTTGTGGTTTGTTCTATTAACTTGCGAAGGTTTGCCCATTCGGTTGGGGTGAACTCGTATTTATTAAATTGTTTCATTTAGATAGTTGTTAAGGCGATGCATTCAGCATCAGTTAAAACTGCATTGAATAAAACAAATTCATTTATTTCAAAACATAAATTTGCCGTGTTATTACCAATCATTTGCTCAATGACATAATTAGTTCCAGAAGTTACGGTATTTCTTTTAACGCCTTGTGAAAATCCCGTTAGTGATGTGCCATCAAAACGAATAGCAATTTTTTGATTTGTTGCCGTGCTAACATTTACCGCATAACCTCCACCTTGATACCCATAAACTCCTAACCCTACTGCATCCATAAAAAATGCAAATCGCAAACTATCCGCAGAATCACCAAACTGAAATCTTGCCTCTGCACCTCCTTGAAATTTTATGTTTTTTAAGTCAAAAAAGATTGTTCCCTTAGTGTTGTCGGTAAACGCTTGGGCGATTGAAGTTGTTTGGTTTCCAATAGCATCCGCCACCCTTGTTGCGCTTGATGATGTGGTATTGATTAGCGATGTGGCATAACTTGACGCTTCGAGTTGTGCGCCCCAAATGTATGAACTCCCATTTGAAGTAGGAGATGAAAAACCATCGGTATCTACTAACCCAATTTGAAAATATGCGGGTGTGACCGCAGTATTTTTCTTAAATGTGCATCTATACCAACCATTCCCAAAGTTTTCAATCGTTCCCGTGTGACCGCTTGGAATTGTGCCAAGAACCCCATTTTGAATGTCAAACCAACCTTGCGCACTTGCTGACGCATCAAAAAAGAATAACCATCTTTTTGTGTTGTATTTGGCAAAAATAGAAACAGTGTAAACATCACTTGAAGCGCTAACACTTTGGTAAATTCCACTATATGTTTGACCTGACGCAACTGTTAAAGTGTCTGCGTTTTGCGTTCCATCGGGGCTTGTTACACTATTTGCGGTTATTGTACCTCCTTGGTATTTAGTCCAAGCCGCATTATCGAACTGCTCCGAATAAGTTACCAAATTCGTACTTTGCTTCTCCAACAACAAACTCGGACACCCCCCGCCCCCATTTTGGTAGGTTAATCGTGGAACATTTAATCTGTCGGTTGTGGGGAAATAGGGTTTGGCGGTTGAGCCTATGTTGGTTTGTGCGCCCCAAATATATGCCGTTCCCGTTGTGGCTGGTGTATAATCTTCGGCATTACTAAACCCAAATTGATGATAATTATTTGTGTCATTATTCAAAATTCTTGACACCGTACATCTATACCAACCATCGCCAACGCTTTCAATTGTTCCCTCCATATTTGCACCTTTTGAGCCAATTGTCCCCGTTGCTAGATTGAACCAAACATAATAACCGCTTGACCCGTTAATTAAAACAAATAAATAATTAAATGTCCCCGCTTTTGCATAAATGCTATTTGCGTAAACACCATTTGGTTGATTAATAAATTGATATGCGCCTGAATAAATTGACGCCGCTAAATTTATTCTGTCGGCAGTTAATGTCCCATTGGGTGCGGTTGTATTGTTTGCAGTAATTGATGCGCCCCCTGTTTTTGTCCAAGTTGCTGAATCAAAAGTTTCTGATTCTTGCAACAAATTCCACGGGCAATCCTCAACCAACCCCGCACTATTTACACGGGTTCCGTTGGATGCTCGGGTGAATGACAAATCGCCCGAGCCGTTTGTGGGAATTTGAGAATAAACAACATCCTCTTTGTATCCGCTTGGTATCATTACAAGCGATGCTTGACTTAATAAGTTGCTCATAAGTTGTTCAGTTTACGCAATAGACAAGAGATACCTTCATAATAGCCACCATCGGTTGTGATTCGTGCCTTGTAACCTTGCACAATGTCCCATCCTTGTCCTTTGTATAGGCGACTTCGTGTGCCAATTCCGATGCCTATCATTTTAGTAGCCGATTACCGATCCTGAAGAGATGATGAACCCTGTGATTTTTGAAGAACCACCAGCGGGAAGATACGCACCTTGTTGCAAAGTGACTGCACTCAATCCTCGTGCTGAAAGTACATTTGTACCGTCAACGGAGAAAGATGTGAACACGGTGTCCTCTTGAACCACAAGAGCTGAATAACCGACTCCGGTCACAGTTCCAGTTGCGTGATACTTGAATCCATCGCCACCAGCGATGATGCTTGTTGAATTGCTCATTGTATGTAGATTTTTTCGTTTAGTGTTGGGTTGTATTCATTCTCGGTGAATGTCTTTTGTACTTTGAGAAGACCTGTCTCACACAATACGCCTCCAACAGTTGAAACACTATATTCGTGTTCTCCCTCCAAAAGGGTTGCAGTAGTGCCTTCAATGAACTGAAATTGATTGTATCGCT